TATACATGTTAAAGAATATCTCAAATAAAAATTTTGTTGATAATATTGGTAATGCTCCTGCACATGAAAGAGCAAAGGCAATGGGTGACTTCGAAGAGTTACGTCAAATGCAGGCAGAGATGTACGACCGATGTGATATAGAATACTGGTTGATGGACTTAATCAATGCGGACTACGATAGAATAAAAGAGGTTGTTAAGGATAAGGTTGTATTCTTTGATACCAGTAACATCTTTAGTTATCATGTGTGTCATGCTTATAACACTCTCGATAAACTTGTCAACTCATACTATAAATTACATGAGACATTATCATATGCAAAACAGTGTTGGTTTCAAGGGACTAAACCAACTAAACAGTGGGACAGACGATGGATATCGTAGCAGTTCGTATCGGTGATAAGTACGGTCCAGAATACGAAGAATACCTAGAGAAAAAGTTATCGAAGCATAACATCATCTGGATACGAGAGCCGTACCATGAGAAGGTAACTCTACAGTGGAATAAGATGTGGGGTATGCAGCTGGAGACAGACGAACCCATCTGTGTGATGGACATTGATGTTCTTCTTATCAACGACTATGAGAAAATCTTTGACTACCCGATTCAACGAGGACAGTTTGTTGCGATGCCGGGATGGTGGAGAAACGATGCCGATGAGTATCGTATCAACGGTGGGTTCTTCAAATACTATCCGAAGGACTGTCAATATATCTACGACAAGTTTATGAGTGACATTCATTACTGGCAGAAGTTTTACATTGAGAACGGAACAACAACAGGACCAGTGAACGGAGAACAGTATTTCGTAGAGGATAGTGTTAAAGAACAGTTAGACCTTGTGGTATTACCAAATGAATGGTTCACACGATGGGTTGTCAGTGATGATGTAGTTTCTGGCAGTGTCAACCGATGGAACTATAAGATGACACAGAAGTATGAAGAACTCACAGGTAATGACTACATATACATGGGTGGAGAATTTCACCCAGACATTAAGTATGTACATTTTACCAATCGACTAAACAAACCACATGAATGGAAAGACTATAGGAATTTTGTATAAATGAAAGTATTAATATTTGGTTTGCCTGGTTCTGGTAAGTCTACACTTGCAGAACCTTTTGCAAAACTAATTGATGGTGTCTGGATAAACGCAGACAAAGTTAGAACACATTACGACGATTGGGACTTCACACCCGAAGGAAGAATGAGGCAATCCTTAAGAATGCGTCACCTTGCAGATGGCGTGGTTATGTCAGGTAGGATTGCCGTTGCAGACTTTGTTTGTCCTACTGAGAAAACAAGACTAGAGTTTGCACCAGATTTTACAGTATGGATGGACACGATAGATAAAGGAAGATTTGAAGATACGAATGCAATGTTCGAAAAACCACCAACATGTGATTATCATGTGAGTGGGTGGTTTGATGATACAGATAAACAACTACTTGAGGTTGTTGAAAGGTGGATACAGAAAAATGGATAGACAAAAACCCACTGTGCAGATGTTGGGGAGATATCAACCTTGGCACGAAGGACATAGAGAACTTTTTAAGAAATCTCATGCAAAGACAGGTCAGGTTGCTATTATGGTAAGAGATACTGGTGAGGGTTGGTTTGATCAATCTGATGTTATTGCAGACTTAAAAACTCATGGGTATGAGTATGACCGAGATTATATTATAATGACTGTTCCGAATATTGTAAACATTACATACGGCAGAGACGTTGGGTATAAGATTGAACAGGAACATCTTGGTGAAGAAATTGAAAAGATTTCTGCAACAGAGATACGAAATGGCAAAAGTAATATGGTATGAACCATCTGGTGAAAAAGATTTAGAACGACTTGGAAACATAGTTGCGTGTTGGATGCCTGTTGATCGTACAGGCACACTAAACGAGTTTAACTGGAAGTATGATCCTATACCTCAAGAAATCTCAGATGCAAAGTCATGGGATGAATGTTGCATTTCTAGAGCCGAAGAGTTGTGGAGTTATGGTAAACCAATAACAGTATTTTGGTCAGGTGGTATTGACAGTAGTGTTGTGTTTCTGTCGTTGCGAGAGACAATGCCTAGTGACGGAGAGTTGTGTGTTAGGTACTCTCAACAGTCTATAGACGAGTTTCCTGCTCTGTATGAAACAGTTAAGGAGTTCTCAGACCCATTTCTTTCTTCTAGTGTAGATTATTTTGATCCGCATTATCTAAAACAAGACGTAACATTTGTTTCTGGTGAATGTGCTGATCCTATCTTTGGAACCGACTCTGTTAAGAAGTATGAAGACATGATGAATGATCCGTGGGATAGTATTTTATATTTTGAGAACTTATGGAATGTGCCTATAGAAAAACCTAGTAGGTATAGAATCTCTAGTCTGTTAGAGATGCATATAGAAAAGTGTCCTATTGAAATTAGAACCGTTTTTGATATCTACTGGTGGATTAGTTTTTGTTTTAAGTGGACATTTTTAGATAGAGTCATTCCTGTATTTTATTTTCAGAATGATGGGGAAGATGTTCATAAACACTATAGTTTTTTTAACACAGAAGATTTTCAAAAGTGGTCCATGCACTACCATCATCTAAAACATCAAAATACTTGGTTATCATACAAACAACCGGCAAAAGATTTCATATATAATTTTACAGGTGATAAAGAGTATCAAATTAATAAAACTAAAGAACCATCCATACTGAAACTCTTTGATGATAATTTTTGGTTAACACGTTACAAAAGTAACAGACGACCAAAGTTGTTATTAGACAACGGAAAACTCTGGAGGCGTGATGATGTTATTCCAGAGGACATTTTAAATGAATGTAAAAAATGAATTAGTTTGGTGGAATTATGATTTCAATGTTATGATGAAAAAATGGTTAATGGATAATGCTCCAGACCTTGTTGATAAATTTAATAACACCACGTTAAAAGAAAAACAAATTCAGTGGGAAGGTGGGATGAACTCTTATGGAACAAGAGTTGCATCATATCAACATCTTATTGATCGTGAAAGAAAAATTAATTTATATTATAACACAACTCCAAATATTAAATGGATACCATTTCAAGAATGGCCACAAAAATTATTTTCAGAATGTGTATTTGAAAGTGCAAAGTCCATTGCAGACAAAGGAAAGACTATAGATTTATTTTGGTCTGGTGGTTTAGACAGTAACTTAATGTTAATTGCATTTAACGAACTTGGGTTACACAAACAACTTCGTGTTATTATGGGTGGACCACCAGAAACTCCATATTTGTTTGATAAAATTATTAGGGGAAGAATTGATTATGTGCTAGATGAAACGGAAACGTTGTCCAATACATATAGTTTAGCAAAACCAGATCAGCATGTTTTTGTTGCTGGTTCAGAGGCTGATCCTCTCTTTGGTGCTAAAGGAACTCTGACAACATTTGAAAATACGGATACCAATTTATTTAATCAGTGGAATACAAAAAGAAGATTTGTTTCTTGCAACCGTATCTTCAGATTTATTTCTAATTATCAAGGTGATAAAATAGATGTAGATAATCAAAAGTCTTTTTTTCATCATCCTGAGATTGAGAAGTTTGCTATCAATAAAGTGTTATCTAATGAGATGGTGTATTATGATTTAACTCATGAGGGTTGGGGACATAAAAATGTTTGGCATCTTAATGCTGGATACAATGATGATGCTGAAAGTCAAAAACATTATCTCAAATGTAAAATGCCCCTGAGAGATTTTGTCTATGATTTTACTAAAAATAAAGACATATCTTATGACATGAAAAAGGGAGTAAGTGAGTTCAGAATGCGTTTTGTAAAATCTAATAAGGTAAAATTTAAACAAAATTTTTTACGAGTTATTGCAATAACAGATGATGGGAGTATCATTAATAGGGAAAACTTTTATGAATATGATTGGACTCGTTATATTGCAACTACATAAATAATATCAGGAGAATAAAATGGCCTATAGAGTTACTTCCGTAACCAATACCTAATAATTATGAACAATTTGAAAGTTATTGCAACTAAAGGCAATTCACTTGGTCTTTGGTTGAAGTATCACGATCCTTTGGATATTGGACGTAACAATCCCCTATATGCAGATTTTTTAACCAAACATCCTATGCAATTAGGTGAGTGGTTTGATAATTATATTGGTTCTTTTGGTTGGTTGGCCAACTGTGGTTTTTCTATGGACAGGACAAATAGAAATCTAAACTATTTGAATTTTCATTTTGAACCAATACCAGAAGTAGAGCCTAGTTGGAATAAAACTATAGAACAAGTTCTACTTGAAAGAGCAGAAGAAATTTGGAACATGAATAGACCTGTCCGTTTATGGTGGTCTGGTGGTATCGACTCTACTGCTGCACTTGTTGCATTTCTACGGACAAAGAAACCAGAACACGAACTTACGATTTACTATGGTCAACCCTGTATAGAAGAAAATCCACACTTTTGGTCATTACTCCAAAAAATAGATGACCTCAAGTTTCAATCCAATAATATGGAAACCATATTTGATTTTGAACCAAACTTTACGGATGGTTCTATCAATGTAACAGGTGAGCCCGGTGATCCTGTGTGGGGTTCCTTTGCAATCAAAGAACACATGAATAAAACAGAAAGTCATTGGACAGATATATTTAAGTATGAGGATACTAGATATAATTTTCGGGATGCCGATAAGAAAACACAAAATAAATTTATAGAATTTTGTGAATGGCACATTTCAGCATCTCCTGTAGAAATACGCAATCCCTTTGATTTTATTTGGTGGGTTGCCTTCTCCTGTAAGTGGCAGTGGAATGATCTTACACCACACAGAGAATTGAAGAATGCTTCTAGATATTATAATATTATTGGTTTTTACAATTTTCCAGAAATACAAAAATGGAGTATTGTTAACCACGATCTAAAACATAGGGGTGATTATAAATCATACAAGGGTCCAGCAAAAGATTTTATATTTGATTATGATGGGAATACAGAATATCGAGACAACAAAACTAAGTATATGAGTTTTCCTGATACATATCCAATGCGTGAAGAGATAGGTGTTGATTCAAGAGAATCGTATTCTCGTCAATTTATAAACTCTTTGATAATGAGTGATGGCTCCTATCACAAAGAAGTTTTCACTGGTGAAGACTATGGATTTGGATATGATCCAGAAATAAACTTGTATGACAGGTGGGATATATATTATAAACCAGTATGGGATGAGTGGAAAAAACAACTGTGATGAAACTTGTGAATTACTACGCATGGTTCACCCTTGCGATAGTAGTGTTGATTGTTATCAATGTTCTTGGTAGATACTTCTTTGACTTGCGATTTGATTTCGCAGTCGATGTGTCATGGCAACTGTATGCAATCCTAGTCATGTTGGGTGCAAGTTACAGTATGGCAAATGATGCTCACATAAGAAGTGACATATACTTCAAAAACTTCTCTAAACGCACAAAAAATATCATTGACCTCGTGGGATACCTAATGTTCTTCCCTGCTTTTGGTATCCTTGCGTATGTTTCTGCAATGGATACATACAAGTCTATTCTTATGAACGAGAGATCAAGTGATACAATGTTGCAACTCGTTATCTGGCCCATGAAGATTGGTGTGACCCTTGGACTACTTCTACTGTTATATCAAGGAGTTCTAAAGGTTCGTGAGTGTGTGAGTAATCTACGATGATGGCAATTGTAATGTTATGCACAATGATTGCAGGAATCTTCGTTGGTATCCCCGTTGCATTTACGTTGTTATTCCTTGCATTTGGTTTTGGATACGTTGCAATGGGAGACAACGTTTTTGGACTTGTCTACTACAATTTGCTTGGGGGTCTGTCAAATCAGATTTGGATGGCAATCCCCATGTTTATCTTCATGGGGTATATCTGTGAACGTGCAGGGTTAGTGGACAAACTCTTTGATAGTCTCAAGACAGTGGTGGGTAACTTATACATTGTTGTTATTATCATTGCAGTTCTTATTAGTCTCGCAACTGGTGTTGTTGGTGCATCTGTTACTTTGTTGGGTATCATGGCTGCCCCACACATGATGAGATTGGGATACGATCCCAAACTTACTGCTGGTGTTATTGCAGGGGGTGGTTCTATGATTGTTATTCCCCCATCTGTCCCTTTGATTGTCATGGCACCAACCATGAACATCAACATTGTAGATTTGTATGCTGCATCTCTAGTGCCGGGCCTAATGATTGCTGCGATGTACGTTGTGTATTGTCTGTTTCATCCTAGACCTAAGAGTGATGAGAAACCACAGTACGTTAGAGTGTTGATTGGTGTCATACCCCTTGCAGTCCTCATTGCTCTGGTCATTGGGTCAATGTTATTTGGACTTGCAACATCAACGGAGGCGGCCGCCTTCGGTGCGTTTGGTGCAATGGGACTTGCACTGATGAATGGCAAGTTGTATCTCAAAGATGCATTAATAAAGACATGTGACACTACTTCAGTTGTTATGTTACTTGCACTTGCATCAATGATATTTGGTGCAGTCTTTACTGCACTTGGTGGGGACACGATCATCGTAGATGCACTTAACGCACTACCTATACCATCATGGGCATTAGTTGGGTGTATTCTTGTTCTCTGTCATCTATTAGGTTGGCCGTTTGAGTGGCCAGTGGTTGTTCTTGTTTTTCTACCAATCTTTCTCCCTGTTCTCGTATCGTCAGGTGTAGATATGTTGTGGTTCGCAGTCTGTCTAGGCATTGTTATACAGACTGCATACCTCACTCCACCAGTTGCACTAACTAGTTACTATCTGAAACAGGTAGTTCCCCAGTGGGACTTGGGTATGATATTCAAATCCATGATACCTTTTATGTGGATACAAATTTTAGCAGTTGTAATACTTTTCATTGCGCCGGGTATTGCAACTTGGTTTCCAGAATACTTGAAAACCGATAATTCAGGCGTTATAAATAAAATCGAAGGAGAGATTACTTTTCCTTCTTTTGACAATATGATTAAGTAACAATGAGGAGTAAATCATGAAGAAGTATCTTGCCGCACTCGCGGTTTCACTCCTTGCTATGGGTTCTGCCCATGCAAAGGATCAGACAGTCATTAAGGTTGCGAGTTCCTATGGCGCAATCTCTACCTTCAACGAACAAGCACAGTTTATTGCAGACAGAGTTTTCACTCTAACTGATGGTGCAGTTAAGATGGAAATCAAGCCCTCTGGTGCATTGGTTCCACCATTCCAAGTTCTAGATGCAACTGCATCTGGTGCAGTTGATGGTGCATGGACACAGAGTTATTATTGGGTGGGTAAGGATAAGACCCTTGGTCTTTTCAATTCGCCTCTAGGTGGTCCATTCGGTATGGATGGTATTGACTTCCTTGGTTGGATGTTCCACGGTGGTGGTCTTGAGATGTACAATGACTTCTATCAGAACCAACTTAAACTTGACGTTGTTGCCATTCCTTCTATGCCAACACAGAACCAACCTCTTGGGTGGTTTCATCGTCCTATCAAAGACCTTGCAGACCTTAAGAACTTTAAGTGTCGTCAGACAGGTATTAACGTAGAACTTTATGCTCGTATGGGTATGCAGACAATCGGTATGCCTGGTGGTGAAATCCTTGCTGCTGGTCAGAAGGGTGTCATTAACTGTGCAGAGTTTGTGGGTGGTCTAGAAGATGAACGTCTAGGATTTCCTACACTATGGAAGTACTACTACCTAAACTCACTGCATGAACATTCCAATACTGGTGATCTACTCATCAATGGAGCAGTTTGGCGTTCTCTTACAAAGTCTCAACAGACTGCAATTCGTTCTGCCGCATACGAGTCATATCTACATTGGTTGACTTGGGTGCAGTCAGAGAACGGTCAGGCTCTTGCAAGAATGATTAAGGAGCATGGTGTTAAGGTTATGCAGACACCACCTGATGTTCTTCGGGCAGAACTTGCAACTATTGATCAGATGTTCAAGGAAGAAAGTGCAAAGAACCCTTGGTTTAAGAAGGTTCTTGAATCACAGAGAGCATGGGCAGCAAAGGTTGTTCCATACAAGAACGTTGCATTCACACCATACAATTATGCAGCGGATCATTATTGGGGTCCAAAGAAGTAATTAGTATAAATAGTATCAAACATCTAGCAGAATCTAGGAGGTCATAAAATGTCACATAAAGTGAAGTGGGTAATTGCACACGAACCCATTGATTATTTCGTTGCAGTTGCTGAGTGTTTTGCTGATGAGGTAAATCAAAGAACTGATGGTGCCTTTGAGGTAGAAATTCTTAGTCTAACTGATTATACCAACAAGTATAACGATGGTAAGCGTATTACCAAGGCAGACTTAATGGAACTACTAGACAATGGTACTATTGAGATGAGTCATATTTACACAACATGGCTTGCAGACTACAATAAAGACCTACATGCTCTAGACTTACCTTTCTTGTTTGAAGATCATGATCACGCTGATCGTGTTCTAGAAGGAGAGATTGGAACATCACTTCTTGCAAGTATTGAGAAGTCTTCTAACACACGGGCAATGGGTTTCACATACAGTGGTGGATATCGCATTGTTCCTGCAAACTTCCGTGCTCCTAACGTTGATGATTGGAAGGGTAAGGAAGTACGCACAAGTCGATCACCTGTAGCAATTGATATGTTTAAGTTGCTTGGTGCAAATCCACATGAACATATCACTCTTGAAGAAATGGGTGAATATGCAAAACGTGGTGAGATTGAAGCTGGTGAGTCAACATTTGTTCGTGTTCTTCCTCTTGATCATCATAAAGACTTTAAGTATGTCAACGATACAGGTCACAGTCTTTTCTTGACAAGCATTATTGCTAACAAGGATTGGATGGACCAGTTCGATGAAGATACAAAGAAGATCATGGCAGATGCTGCATTTAAGGCATCACGCATGGAACGGCGTCACTCTGTTGCTGATGAACCTCGTATTCAAGGTCAGTTAGCAGATGAGAAGGTCGAAATTGTAAAGATGAGTGCAGAGGAAATTGCTAAGTTTAAGGAGATTAGTGCTCCAGTATACGAAATGTATAAGGATTACTTTACACCCGGCTTAGTGGATGCAATGTTAAACGAAAGAAGTACAAAACACTAAGTGGTATAATAAGTGGTTAAATATTTTTCGGTGGCCTTTTAATGTTCCACCACCTTAAGTATTGGGGAAAAACATATGAGTTATAGAACAAGAGTTACCTACACTAGAACAAGTACAGATAGTGATTGGTATGTGGCACGAGAGACTGATTTTAATTCGTATTTACAATCTCAATATATCGATACTGGTAAGATAATAAGTTCAACTTTTACAGATAGTGATGATGGATTAACCAGAACTATTCTTTTCGAATGGGACTCAGAGTCATCACTAGCTGAATTTAACGCAGACAGTACTGTAATCAGTGATTATATCAATCCTAGAACTTTATATTTTGTTGAACATAATATTACCAGAGAGGCTGAATTTAACGTTTAAATATTTCTTGGCCAGTTGCGAATGTATTCACAGAATACGTTCTCTTCAAAACCCCTAATCTGACGAGAGTTACATAGAGATATTTTATCAAGCATCTCTATGTACTCTCGTTTGCATTTGTGTCCTGTACTTGCATTGTATAGGAACAGAAGTTTGTCAAGACCATCCCACCCTATCCATCGACGTATCATTCTAAAATCCCAGTGTGGATCACCGTATGCACAGTGTTCCCAATCAATTAGTCCTTTTAGATTTCCGTCTTCTACTATCACGTTTTCTGCCCAAATGTCTCCATGCAGGAATACAGACTGATTTAGATTGTATCGAAGAGTGGTGTTCCAATCTACCAAACAATCGTGAACAAAACTATCAACTTGTTTTAATCCACAAACAACGCCTTTGATATCAACTACTCTATCGTTAGGTACTTTTGTAGTGTGGACCTCAGCCATAAAGTCTGCAAGTTGACGAATAAAGTTTTCACCGTAGTTGTCTCTTGTAAGTGTCTCACCTTCGATCCACTCACCTGTCATCATGTCGAGTAAGTCGTAAACCATTCACATATCTCATCGTAGTTTGTCATAATTTTTGTATAGTCGGGGTTGGGTATGATATCTTTATCTTTTATAAAGTCTTCGTATATAATTTCTTCACAATCAGGAAAATGTAAACGAACACCATTAAAGAATTCTTCTATTTTCATAAACCTATTAAATTCTTTTTTTGTTGCTGTAAAAGATTTTGGTGGTGGTGTTTTTCTTTTATCTACATCATAATCAGAGTATTCTCTGTTAGTGCCTTTGTAATCTTTTCTGCTTGTCTCTTGTGCTATGAACCTAAAACAGAATTGAGAAATCTTGTTCTTATTTGTTAGCCATATTAATTTGTAATCTGACAGTATATCAACAGCAATTGTTATTCTATCTTCTGTTGATATATTTCTATTTTCTATAGTATTAGACAATTGGTGTGGCATACATTTTATTATAAAATTGTCTCTACCACTAAGCCACATCCTACGTTTTTCAATTTCGTGATTGGTCAATAAATGTTCGTTTACAGTGTAGTCAATGGTGATAGGACTTGTTCGCAAGTTCTCATCGTAATGAACTTTTTTCATTCTACCATACCACTCTTTCCCACTGATAAGGTTTCTTTCTTTTGCTAAATGAAAAAGAACATAATATGATCCTGATCGTGGTGTGCAAACCAAACAATAGTTATTCATTAAACCACTCCACAACCTCTTCGTAGTTAGTATACTTTGTTGCATAGTCTATGTCAATTCTTCTTGGTAGAGCCTGGTCTGGTAAATCAAAATTAAAACCAAACTCCATATAAAACCAATCCTCTAACATTTTGCAAATACTATTGGGGTCTTCCACAAAATCTTCAAACTTTATCAGTGGTTCATTCTTCTTGAAACCTAGTTCGTAATACAACTCCCAGAACTGTTTCTGACGATGCATAAATCTGTCAAACTCTGAACGATAGGCGACGAGCGTTCTGTCACCAATGACAGGCATCTCATCACCATATACATGATTCACCCCTGTTCTCAGTCTCGTTACATGACTAAGAAACTGTCGTACACTATCCTCACGCCACAACCAGATTTTATCGAAGTCTGATAGGACAGTCTTTCTATCTTTTAGTGGAATGTAGTGAACTAAAACTTTGAGTATGTGAGGAACGTATGTCCATTCCTCATCCTCAATATCTTTATATGAGTTATGTTTCAACCAAGACCCAGAGTCTTTAAGGTTGTAACGATTGCAAATATAACGTCTCATATATGTACATCCTGCTCGGGATGTAGACACCATACCAATTCTCATGTTATATATAGTGTATGATTAATAGTTATGTATGTGTTGAAAGCACATTTGAAGAGATTTATGATTTTTGGAAAGAGGGTCTTTGGCCTGATCGTAAGACAGATATAGAACCTCTGAACGCAATTGTATACGATAGACGATTGTTAGAAAATTACGGTAATGTATCTATCTCAAAGGATTGGTCAATATTCGATTGGTCAAAACCGACTTTCTTTGCAATGAAAGAGGAGAAGACAAACAAGATTGTTGGTGTGAACAGTGGGTTCAGAACTGGTGAGAAGACATATCGTTCTAGGGGAATCTATGTTTTACCAGAATATAGAGGTCATAGATTGTCTACAATTCTGTTAGAACACACAATTAACCAAGCAAAAAGAGAAGAATGTGACTTAATTTGGTCGTTACCTAGAGCTTCTGCAATGATTGCATATGAGGGTGTGGGATTTCATAGGGTTCCAGGCTGGGAAGATGATGATTTGGAGTATGGTCCTAATTACCTTGCAATCAAAAACTTATAAATATATAAAAAAAGGAACTTCCTATGGCCATACCTTCTACCAGAGCAGATTTCAAGAATTATTGTCTACGGAACCTTGGATATGGGGTTATCGACATTAACGTGTCAGATGACCAAGTTGATGACCGTATTGACGAGGCACTACAATTCTTTGCAGAGTATCACTACGATGGATGTGAGAGGATGTATCTTAAACATCTTATCACAACCGCAGACGTTACACGGGCAAGGTCTAACGAGACACTATCAACTGTAACTGATGTTGATGGTTCAACAACTGCCGTGTGGTACGAAGGTAAGAACTGGATTCCTGTTCCCGATTCAGTACTTGCAGTAATGCAAGTTTTTCCATTTAGTGATACAGGTGGTGGTTCAAGTATGTTCGATCTACGTTATCAGTTACGACTAAATGATTTGTTTGACCTCTCATCTACATCTGTTATTCAGTATCAGATGGCTATGGATAACCTAGACCTACTAGAACATATTCTTGTTGGGGAGACACCACTTCGTTTTAATCAACATCAAAACCGTTTGTATATTGACATGGATTGGGAGAATAAGGTAACTGCTGACGTTGATTATATTATTATTGATTGTTATCGTAAACTTGATCCCGGCACATTCACAGACCTATACAACGACATGTATCTTAAGAGATATGCAACTGCTCTTATTAAGAGACAGTGGGGTGCAAACCTTTCCAAGTTTAGTGGTGTAGAGATGCTGGGTGGTGTCACAATGAATGGTGAGACAATTTATAACCAAGCACAAGAAGAAATCAATAAACTTGAAGAAGAGATGAAACTTGCGTTCGAACTACCAGTTAACTACATGATTGGATAAACATGGCAGTCAATAAAGCATTTCACACAAGCAATCAACATGCACTTACTACAGAAAAAAATCTGTATGCAGATTTGATTGCAGAGGCAATTCAGATTTACGGTCATGATGTTTATTATCTTGACCGCACACTTGTGGCTGAGGACACGTTCCTTGGTGAAGACTCTCTATCCAAGTTCAACACTCAGGCAAAGATTGAGATGTATGTTGAGAACTCTGGTGGTGGGTATGCTGGTGAACGAGAGTTGATGACTCAGTTTGGTTTGCAGAACCTCAGTGAAGTCACCTTCGTTGTCAGTAAGAGCAGATTTAGAGACATCACAAAACAGTTCACGATTGAGAGTGGTACAGATACACTCACAGGTTCTATTCTACTTGAGGATGGAACACTGGACAGTGACGAGGTTGACATTCCATCTTCATACGAGAGTGGGTATCTAATCTCAGAGGCATCTTCTACAGACGCAGATAGACCACAAGAAGGTGATGCAATCTTCCATCCCATTCTTGGTAAACTGTTTGAGATTAACTTCGTTGACCACGATGAGCCATTTCATCAACTCGACAACAACCCCGTATACAAAATGCGTTGTCGCACATTTGATTATGGTTCAGAAGTTCTCGACACAGACATTGCTGCAATTGATGCAATCGAAGATGCAGACTCAATGGATGCACTCACTTATCAGTTCACACTTGAAGATGACAGTGGTGCATTATTACTTGAGAACGCTGCTGATACTGGTGATGCATCATACTTTATCAATGAGGACTATATAGTAGGTGACCAAGTGACAGATAAGGTCAATCAGAATGAACTATTCGATGAATTGGATGACACTATCCTAGACTTCAGCGAATCAAATCCATTCGGTGATGCAGGAGAAGTATCGTAATGTTGGGACAACAATTCTACCATGAAACCATTCGTAAGGTAGTCGTTTCTTTCGGCTCACTTTTCAATGACATTCATCTTGTTCGTAAGGACAACAGTGGAACTATTCAACAGTCTATGAAGGTTCCTCTTGCGTATGGTCCACGGCAGAAGTTCCTTGTCCGTCTGAATGATGATCCATCTTTGTCTAATCAGACCGCTGTAACTCTACCTCGTATTGGGTTTGAGATTACTGGTATGACATATGACCCATCACGCAAACTACAACGTGTGCAGAAGTTCAAGAAGGTGAAGGGTGCAAACTCTGACCAGTTGGACACGCAGTATATGCCTGTCCCATATAATATTGACTTTGAACTCTACATTCTCTCAAAACAGTCAGATGATGCGTTGCAAATTGTAGAACAAATTCTACCATACTTTCAACCTGATTACACAATCACACTAAATGACAACACAGACATGCGTATTAAGAGAGATGTCCCTGTTGTTCTAAACAGTATCGGTTACGAAGACGATTATCAGGGAGACTTTGCAAACCGTAGAGCCATTATCTACACTCTCTCTTTTACTGCTAAGTTCCATCTCTACGGTCCTGTTACCTCTAGTAAGGTTATTAAGACTGTACAGGTTGATCAGTACACAGACCTACCTGATCAATCACCTAAGAGAGAACAGAGATACACGGTTACACCAAACCCAACAAGTGCTGATGCTGATGATGATTTTGGATTTAATGAGACAACCTCATTCTTTGAGGATGCGAAGAATTTTAATCCAGTGACAGGTGAAGATGAGTAAAGAAATTGAAATTGAAAAGGCACTTGGAGTTATTGATAAAGTTGTCCCCCAAGAGGTCGTTGTAGAGAAGAAAGAAGTTGTTGTTCCTTCTCACGGAGATGACATAGACAATGACTACGAGTATCAGAGGCAAAACTTTTATAACCTCGTTGAACGTGGTCAAGATGCGATTGATGGAATACTGGAACTCGCAAGAGAGAGTGAGCACCCAAGAGCATACGAGGTTGCTGGAAATCTTATCAAACAGGTCGCAGACGTTACCGAAAAACTAGGTGATCTTCAAGAAAAGATGAAGAAACTCAAAGAGGTTCCAGATCACGGACCAAAGAACGTGACAAATGCACTCTTTGTTGGTAGCACCGCAGAACTTCAGAAAATGTTAAAGGGTAGAAATGACTGAACAAGTCTATCTAGGAAACCCAAATCTTAAACGGGCTAACGTTGCACAGTCTTGGACGAAAGAAGAACTCCAAGAATACCAGAACTGCATGGAAGACCCCCTGTACTTCATTCAGAACTACGTCAAAATTGTTTCTCTTGACGAGGGACTTGTACCATTTAAGATGTATGATTTCCAAAAGGAGATGGTAGGAACGTTTCATAATAATCGTTTTACTATCTGCAAACTTCCTAGACAGTCGGGTAAGTCTACAACAATTATCTCATACCTTTTGCATTACGTTCTATTCAACGACAGTGTGAACGTTGCAATCCTTGCGAACAAGGCCGCAACTGCTCGTGACCTTCTTGGTCGTTTGCAGTTGGCATACGAACATTTACCTAAATGGTTGCAACAGGGAGTGATGAGTTGGAACAAGGGTTCCTTGGAGTTAGAGAATGGTTCTAAAATTCTTGCAAGTTCCACTTCGGCTAGTGCTGTTCGTGGTGGTTCATATAATATTATTTTCCTTGATGAGTTTGCATACGTTCCTGCTAACGTAGCAGAACAGTTCTTTAGTTCTGTGTATCCTACGATTTCATCTGGTAAGACTACGAAGGTGATGATTGTTTCTACACCACATGGTATGAACATGTTCTACAAGTTGTGGGTGGATGCAGAAGAGGGACGTAATACATATGTTCCTATTGAGGTTCACTGGTCAGAGGTGCCTGGGCGAGACGAGGCATGGAAGGCAGAGACAATCAAGAATACGTCAGAGGCGCAGTTCAACACAGAGTTTGAATGTGAGTTCCTTGGTTCTATTGACACACTTATCTCACCATCCAAACTTCGTGTGATGACTTACAGAGAACCCAAACAGTCTAACGCAGGGTTGGATGTTCACATACCCCCACAACAAGGACACACCTACGTCCTCACCGCAGACGTTTCTAGAGGTACTGCAAACGACTATTCTGCATTCTGTGTGTTTGATGTAACACAGATGCCGTACAAGTTGGTTGCAAAGTTTAGAGATAACGAACTGAAACCTCTTATCTTTCCCTCAAAGATATACGATGTTGCAAGGGCATACAATCAAGCATTCGTATTGATTGAGGTCAATGACATTGGTGAACAGGTCGCAAACGCAATGCAGTTTGACCTAGAGTATGATAACCTAGTTATGGCATCCATGCGTGGCCGAGCAGGACAGGTTCTTGGTGGTGGGTTCTCTGGTGGTAGGGCTCAGTTGGGTGTCAGAACAACGAAGGCAGTCAAGAAGATTGGATGTTCAAACCTAAAACAGTTGGTAGAGGACAATAAACTCATCATAGAAGATTACGACTGTATCAACGAACTGTCTACATTCATCGTAAAGGGACACTCCCATGAAGCAGACGATGGATGTAACGATGACTTGGTTGCATGTCTTTTCATCTTTGCATGGATGACAGACCAACAGTACTTCAAAGAACTCACTGATAATGACATTCGTAGAACTATGATGCGAGAACAACAGGACGCACTGGAACAGGATATGGCTCCGTTTGGTTTTGTAGTCACAGGACTAGAAGACGAGAATATTGGTGAGATGGTTGACGAATATGGAACTCGTTGGTCACCTATTGTCAGAAACTATGAGAGTGATTGGTGATGATAGAAACCGATAAATGGACATTCTGTCATATTCCTAAAAATGGTGGTACTAACTTTTCTATTCGTAGTCCATACAAACCAGACAAAAAATTTAACAACATATCAAGACATAATCCACCAGATTGCTTTCCAGAGGTAAATGTACCTTGGATTGGAATTGTTAGAAACCCATACTCTAGATATTTAAGTTGGTTCTTGTTTACGAGCAACAAACTAAAATCATGGGATTACACATTCGAGGAGTTTGTTAGTAAAGATTTGCTTAGACAACCAGAAACCTCTTCTGATGAATATATATCAAGTCAGGGTGGTCTTTGGCATAAGTGGTGGCCACAACATTATTGGACGGACCAAGGGATAAGAACTTTTAAGTTGGAGACTGATTTAGAAGAGATGGAAGATTTTGTTGGATTTAGTTTTTCAGATACCAAACACAACGCAACAGAACACGATGAGTGGCACAAGTATTATACGGAAGATTTGAAGAACATAGTCTATGATAGATTTAAGACTGACTTTGATAGATATGGTTATGAAAAATAGTGATGTTATCATCTTCCCCCTCTGAAAAGTAAGTGATATCTTGTTTCATTACCGTTTACTACTGCATGATCATTATTGACATATAACTTGTAAATGTCGCCAGGTTTGTAGTCAATAGGTCCAGTTGGATAAATTGCAAACTTTGATCCTACAGGTTCGTTTATTGACAAGTTAAATAACCATTGATGTTCTGGCCCATGATTGTGTGCAAGAAGTTGGTGGTTTGGACCAAGTTTACTCAGAACTGGATTTGTAAATTCAGGGTTTTCTGACATGAATTTGTATATTGTGGGAAAATCTTCTTTTTGTGGAACAGTCCACCAATAGTCCATGTCCTCTGTTGCTAGTCCATCACCCTGTTCTGAGAATTGAACTTCAACTAGATATTCCCATCTTTCCATAGGAGCCCCAGATAAAGTAGTTAGATTGTATCTAAGTTCTTCTGAGAAATTCTTACCATCGAATGTATGTGACCAACCATCAAATTGTTTGCATTCTCTATACATTTTTGTATATAAAGACGTTCTACCACAATATTCAAAGGTTATCTTTGAAGGATCACGCCATTCTTCAATTGTATCCCAAAAATTGTGTTTTGTAATTTCTGTCAAAACATTTCTCCAATTCTATTTTTTAATACATAGTTAAATAAATTCGATTAAATCGTGGTGTTTCTTAATATAACAGTTATAACAGAGGATAGTTGACTGATCTATGAGATGAAAGACTTCTTTTCGGCTATCATCACTTGTCCCAACTCTCTTTGATACCTTGCGTATCTCTGCATCATGAGGATAGAACTTGAGACACACATGTTCAGACTCACCACAGTGTCTACAGGATTTATCGACCAGAAACTCTTCCAGAAGTATCTTACGCTTCTGGTAGTTTCTCCTAGATACCTTTTTGATGGTTTCTTTGTATTTCTCGTAATGATCATTCATAATGTTATTTATATGATATAACACTTATAAATTGACGGTTTGCAAATCGACTTTTTTATAAATAATTTCAGAGAATAACAACTCTTTAACTAAGGAGTAAAACAATGGGATTTCTAGTTTCACCTGGCGTTCAAGTAAGAGAAATTGATCTTACAAACGTCGTTCCCGCTGTATCAACTTCTATTGGTGCGATTGCCGGTCCTTTTGAAAGAGGACCAGTTTCTACTGTAACAGCAATCTCATCTGAACAGGAATTGGTACAAGTTTTCGGTAAACCTAATGGTTCAAATTTTGAATTTTGGTTTACTGCATCAAGCTTTCTACAATACGGTGATGCACTACGAGTAGTTCGTGCAGAATCAGGTATTGTAAACGCTGTTGCAACTGGTTCTGCGGTCCTTATTCGGGACACAGACCATTATCTTGCAGCATATTCCACTGGACAGGCATCTGTCGGTGAGTGGGCTGCAAGAACTGCCGGTACTTGGGCAAATGGTATTGGTGTTTCCATCTGCCCATCCGCTACTGCATTTGAAGAGAACCTCGGTTCTTCTAACCAGACAACTGGTGAAGATGCTGCTGGTTCAACAACAATCGGTGTTGATGACGGCACTGCCTTTAGTGTTGGTGATCTTATCTCCTTCTCAAGTGCAGATGCATCTTCAGACGCAACACTATTCACATTTAATACTGGTGACGAAGGAAACGAGTACGAAATTACTGCAATTTCTACAAATGACCTTACAGTTCGTCTAAAAGACGATCCAAACGGTTCTGGTGTCAAGGCAATCATTCCTGATAACAGTTTCATTCGCAGACGTTGGCGTTTCTATGACCTGTTTGATGCTGCCCCAGGCACATCAGATTGGGCCACTGCAAACGGTCGTGGTACTGGTGATGAACTTCATGTTTGTGTTTATGACACAACTGGTGACATTACTGGTTTTGACGTAGATGTTGCTGGTAACCGCACAAACGGTATTCTTGAGGTATTTCCAAATATGTCCAAGAATCCTGTCGCAAAGACTGCACAGGGTGGTTCAAACTACTATCCAGATGTTATCTTCCGTCAGTCTAACTACATTTACTGGATGGATCATACAACTTCTGGTACAAACTGGGGTACGGATACAACTTCAGCATACACTGCTGTCAATGCACCTGTTGTGGTTACTCTTACAAGTGGTACAGATGACTATGCAGTAACCGCTGGTGAACTTGCTCTTGCATATGACAAGTTTGCAGACACAGAATCACTTGACATCAACCTAGTTCTAGGTGGTCCAAGTTCTGCTGTTGCAGACACTAAGTCTGGACAGGACACTCATGTGACCATGATTACAGACCTAGTTGAATTGAGAAAAGACTGTGTTGGTTTCGTATCACCATATCGTGCTGCTACAGTGAATGTTACATCTAACATCACACAGGCAGACAATGTGATTGATGCATTTGACCTCTGCCCATCATCATCTTACATGGTTTACGATAGTGGATACAAGTACATTTACGACAAGTACAATGATGTGTATCGCTTCGTTCCTCTAAATGGTGATACTGCTGGTCTTTGTGCATACACAGATGGTGTTGCAGACCCTTGGTTCTCACCCGCTGGTTATAACCGTGGTAACGTCCGTGGTGCAATCAAACTCTCCTTCAACCCAACGAAGGCAGAGAGAGATCGTCTATACCGTGCAAGAGTTAATCCTGTAACGGACTTCCCAGGCCAAGGTGTGGTTCTATTTGGTGATAAGACTGCTCTCTCCAAACCAAGTGCATTTGACCGCATTAACGTGCGTCGTCTGTTCTTGGTTCTTGAGAAGGCAATCGCAACTGCTGCTAAGTTCCAACTCTTCGAATTCAACGATGAGTTCACTCGGGCACAGTTCCGTAACCTAGTTGAACCATTCCTTCGTGATGTCCAAGGTCGTAGAGGTATTACCGACTTCCGTGTAGTTTGTGACGCATCAAACAACACTGGTGAGGTGATTGACCGTAACGAGTTTGTTGGTGATATTTACATCAAGCCTGCTCGTTCCATTAACTTTATTACACTGAACTTTATTGCCGTAAGAACGGGCGTATCGTTTAGTGAGGTAGGAGGTTAATCATGGCTAATATTGACGATTTCAAGGCAAACCTAATCGGTGGTGGTGCTCGTGCGAACCAGTTTCGTGTAACGATCACTCCACCACCCGGCATTGCAATTGGACTTGATGTTCGTAGAACCTCATTTCTAGTTCGTGCCTCCAACCTTCCTGCACAAACTCTTGGGGAAATTCAAATCCCATTCAGAGGTAGGCAGATTTACATTGCTGGTGATAGAACGTTTGATGAAGCATGGACGACTACGTTTATGAATGACACAGACTTCATGATCCGTAATGCGATGGAACGTTGGAGTAACGGTATCAACGATCTTGCAAATAACACTGGTGTTGTTGCTCCTGCTGATTATCAGACGGACCTCACAGTGGAACAACTTGATCGTGACGATACAGTGCTAAAGACATATATCTTTAGAAGTGCATGGCCAACAACAATTTCTGCAATCGAATTAACATCTGACACAGCAGATGCGATTGAAGAATTTGAAGTAACATGGAGATATCAACACTTTGAAGCTTCAGGCGTGAACTTCTAATTTAAACCTACTAAATAGAAGATACTAGTAGGAGATATTATGGCACAACTTTTTGGGTTCCAAATTCAAAGAGCAACCAAAGAAGTAGAGGGTGGTGAAAAGACATTCACCACCCCTACTCCTGATGACGGCGCAATTGACGTTGCTGGCGGTGGTTTTTTATCGTCTGTACTCAACACAGATGGACGTGAAAGATCAGATGTTGATCTTATTCGAAGATACAGAGATATCGCATTGCAGGCTGAGTGTGATGCCGCAGTTGAGGATATCGTAAACGAATCAATCGTAGCAAATACGAATGACGTTGCAGTACAAATTACACTAGACAATCTACCCTATCCAGAGAAGATTAAGAAAAGAATTCGTGACGAGTTCAACGAAATCCTTCGTCTATTAGATTTCAGTGTCAAGGGACATGATATCTTTAGACGGTGGTACGTTGACGGTCGCATCTACTATCACAAAGTTATTGACGTTAATAATCCTCGGCGGGGTATTACACAGGTTCGTAATATCGACCCTATGAAGATTAAGAAGGTCAGAGAAGTAAAGAAGAGCAAAGATCAGAAGACGCAAGTTGATATGATCGAAAAGGTAGACGAGTATTTCGTGTATAATGAAAAGGGATACTCTGGTGTTGGCGGTATGTCAAACTCAACATCACAGGGCATTCGTATTTCCAAGGATGCAATCTGCTATGTTCCTTCTGGTTTGATCGACAGTTCATCAGGTCGTGTTCTTTCTTACCTACACAAAGCAATCAAACCTGTTAATCAGTTGCGTATGATTGAGGATGCGTTGGTTATCTATCGTATTTCTCGTGCGCCAGAACGTAGAATTTTCTATATTGACGTTGGTAATCTACCAAAGGTCAAGGCAGAACAGTATCTAAAAGACGTTATGAACCGTTATCGTAACAAACTTGTTTACGATGCAACGACAGGTGAGATACGAGATGACCGTAACCACATGAGTATGTTGGAAGACTTCTGGTTGCCACGAAGAGAAGGTGGTAGAGGAACAGAGATTACCACACTTCCCGGCGGTTCTAATCTCGGAGAGATTGATGACATCGTATATTTCCAACGGAAACTATACCGTTCACTTAACGTGCCGATTTCAAGACTTGAAGCAGAAAACGGGTTCTCTCTCGGAAGAGCAACTGAAGTTACTAGAGACGAACTTAAATTCACAAAGTTCGTACAACGTATTCGTAAGAAGTTTACCCCACTCTTCGTAGACCTCTTGAAGACAAACCTTCTATTGAAGGGAGTAATCTCACCAGAAGACTGGCCAAATATGCAAGAACATATTCAGTTTGACTTCCTAGAAGATGGTCACTTTGCAGAACTGAAAGAGGCAGAACTACTTAACGACAGAATTCAAACACTTGACAGCATTCAGTCATACATTGGAACATTCTTCTCAAAAGAGTATGTTCTCAAACGTGTATTGAACATGAATGATGCAGATATTGCAGAGATGCGGGATCAGATTGCAAAAGAACGTGATATGGACCCAATCGAAGGTGGCGTCGATATTCCAGATGGTTCTGATGGTGTAACTCGTTATCCACAGGATGGTACTGGTGGTATTATTGCACCAGACGAAATGCCTGATTACGAAGACCCAGAACAAGACGGTATTCCATCTGATGATGACGCATTTGGTGATGAAGGAGATGAACAATGAACACCACAAAAGATTTACTAAACGCAATTGTCTCAGGAAACAACATTGAGGCAGAGAGAATTTTTCAAAACGATATGGCAGATAGAGTGGGTAGCAAACTAGAGATGCAACGAAGAGAAGTTGCAAACAGTTTTGTCAAGTCACCTATTGAGGACGTAAATGAGGAAGATTGAGGACATCTACGAACAGACAGTTCTAGAGAAGGATGAGCATCGTAAGTCTAAGGAGTATCGGAAACTTTCTCCTAAGATGAAGAACGCTGTTGACTCTATTTTCAGTGTTATGGATTCCAAACCCTCAGATTTCCTAAATAGTTTCGAAAAAACAATAAAAGACGTTTCAAAACAGTTCAAAGTGTCGGAAAAAGACCTAATGTCTTACTTTGAACGAGAAATGCTAAACATTTAAGGACTAAGATATGGCTTGGGCAACACAGATTCTATCGGATAAAGACTTCGAAGTGACAGTCAAAGCAGTTGCAACTGGTGCAGAGACAGAAGCAGTTATTGTTGATGCATCTGCACTAGACGGTCATGACGCAAACCCTGCACTAGATATTGTAGGTGTTCACTGGTGTACAACTGGTGGTACACTACTACTAGAGTTTGATGCAACCACAGATGATACTGCAATGGCTCTGGTTGGTAACGGTAAGTTGGGCGGATTTGATGGCCTGCCAGTTCTTGCAAAGAACCCAAAATCATCTGGTTATACGGGTGATATCCTCGCAACTTGTGCTGGCGCAACAACTCTGATTATTAAATTAAGAAAATCTGCTGGTTACGATAACCTAGTATAAGGACAGTAATAATGTTAAACTCACATACTCATAAAGAGATTGAAAAAGCAGTTATTCGTAGTCAACACACTCAAAGAAATTGGGACTTGACTAAGAGAATTCCACAAGAAGACATTGATACAATGATTCATGCGGTAACAAATTGTCCAAGTAAACAAAATATTGCTTTCTATAAGGTAACTTTTATCGAAGATAGATCACTTATTGAAGACATTCACAACTTGACATATGGGTTTAGTACTCACGGTGATTCTCCAGAACTACCTTCTGGTGAACAAAACAAACAACCAATCTATCTAAGAAAAAGATTGGAAGGCCGTGTTGCAGAAACAAATCCACAGACTTTGGCAAATCTATTAGTAATTTTTGAAGAGCATAATTTCTTAGATGACTTGCATGAAGATACTGTTCCTAGAAACGAACTTACTAGAAGTTTCTTAAAGAATGGTGAGTTGACAGAATGGGATATGCAAGAGATTGAAAGAGACAGAAATATTGCAGTAGGTATTGCTGCAGGATATTTAAACATTGTTGCCTCACTTATGGGATATAGAACAGGTTGTTGCCAATGTTTTCATGAAGAGGGTGTACAAGAGACTGCACTTCTGAAGGGAAGACCAATTCTTCTTATGGGTGTTGGTTTTCATCAAGAAGGTGTGAGTCGTAAAAAGCACCACATTCGTGATTTCAATTTTAGGTCTAAGAAGAAACAACCAATCCAATACGAAGTTTGGAAATAAGGATAAGAAAAATGTCTAACACGGTAAAACTGTTCTCAGAACAAGTAGAAGAAGTAGAATACATCTGCGAAGAAAAAGAAGACGGTAAGAAGAGTTACAAGATTCGTGGTATCTTCATGCAATCGGATATCAAGAACCGAAATGGCCGTGTTTATCCAGAACAGGTACTTGCAAAGGAAGTTGCAAAGTACAACAAGAATTTCATCAAAGAGAATCGTGCTTTTGGTGAATTAGGTCACCCAGACGGACCAACCGTGAACCTTGAAAGAGTTTCACACATGATTACAAGTCTGGAACAAGACGGTAAGAACTTTATTGGTGAGGCAAAGATCATGTCCACACCAATGGGTGAAATCGTAAAGAATCTCATGGACGAGGGTGCTAAACTCGGCGTTTCCTCGCGTGGTATGGGTAGTCTAGAACAAAAAAATGGTGCAAACTATGTTCGTGATGACTTCTATCTCGCAACGGCCGCCGATATCGTTGCTGATCCATCCGCTCCAAATGCTTTCGTAGAAGGTATTATGGAAGGTAAGGAGTGGGTTTGGAACAACGGTGCTCTACTTGAAGCAGAATTGGTTGAGATGAAACGGGAATTTGATGCAAAACAGGCAAGACTTGACGAATCGCGGAAAGCACTTGCCTTTGCAAAATTTCTACAAAGATTATAATTTATAAATAAATATTAGTAATTTTATTACTGCAAAAAGGAGGCATCCTATGTCAGAACTAGAACAAACAATTGAAGAGTTGGAGGCGGAAGTCCTTGCTGAGCTTGAAGAAGCGAATGAAAGTGACCCCCAGAAAAAGGGTGCCGTCCCAGCAGAAAAGGGCAAGAAGGTCGATGGTGAAGTCCAAGATGGTGGCGCACCTGTAGTCGATCCAGAAGCCGCATCATCCCCAACAGACGTTGCAGCAAAGAATGCAAAGCCTGTTACTGGTGATGCACAACAGAAAGGTGCGAAACCCGCCGAAAAATCCAAAAAGGTTTCAGAAGATCACGAAAGTGATGAAGACGAGGTAATTGAAGAAGCCGCCGCCCCCCGTACAAAGATGGAAATGTTGAAGGCGATGTATGATAAAATGGAAACCATGAAGGCAAAAGACCTCAAAGCTTCATATGGGAAAATCATGTCCGCGATGCACCCAGATGAAGAAGATGATGACGAAGATAAGGAAATGCAGGAAGAGATCAAGAAGCTCGAAGCTGCAAAGATGGCCATTGAAGAGAAGATCAAGTCCATCAACGTCAAGGAAGACGTAGATGCACTTATGGAAGGTGAAGACCTTTCTGAAGACTTCAAGTCAAAGGCATCCACAATCTTCGAAGCAGCCGTTAAGTCCAAGACCCGCGAAGAAATCGCCCGTCTATATCAGGTTACTGTCGATGAGTTCGATACAAAACTTGACGAAGCAAAGGATGAGATGACTGACAAAATTGATACCTATCTTAACTACGTTGTTGAGGAATGGACAAAGGAAAATGAACTCGCAATCGAGCGTGGACTCAAGGGTGAAATCGCAGAAGACTTCATCTCTGGTCTTAAGCAACTTTTCGAGGATCATTACATCGACGTTCCTGACGAGAAGTATGACGTACTAGGTGCTCAGTCTGATAAGATTGCAGAACTAGAAGAGAAGGTAAATGAGGTTCTTGAACAGAATATCGCTCTTAAAGAAAAGAACGGTGAACTTGTTCGCGAACACGTTGTCGTTGAAGTCTCTGAAGACCTAACCGACACAGAAGTTGAAAAGTTCAAGTCACTTGTAGAGGATGTTGACTTCGTTGACGAAGATGCATTCCGTGCAAAGCTCGACACAATCAAGGAGAACTATTTCCCCAAGGTTCGTGAAGAAGTGATCACAGAACAAGTTATTGATAATGAAGTACATGACAGCGCAGCACAGGACATTAGTGTTAGTGACAGCATGGCTAAGTACATGACTGCAATCACAAAGACTAAGGCTCGCGCCAATAATTCATAATAAACCACTTAGATGTAATTAATTAATAAGGAGAAACAAATGTTTCAGACAGAACATCTACAAGAAAAGTGGCAGCCCGTCCTAGATCACGCTGATCTTCCAGAGATCAAAGATTCTTACAAGCGCGCTGTTACTACAATTATCCTAGAGAACCAAGAGAAGGCTCTCCGTGAGGATCGTGGCTTCCTCGCAGAAACCGCCCCTGTCAACAGCATGGGTGGTGGACAGATGGACACATGGGACCCAATTCTAATTTCCCTAGTTCGTCGTGCAATGCCAAACCTCATTGCTTATGATGTCTGCGGTGTTCAGCCAATGACAGGTCCAACTGGTCTAATCTTCGCAATGCGTTCTTCATTCACCTCACAGGATGGTGCAGAAGCTCTCGTTGATGAAGCAATGCCAGACATCTCAAACCAGAACGCTGCTGGTACAATCGGTGGTGGCGACGTTGGTGCAACAGAGACTAACCCTGCTGTTCTTAACGACTCACCTTCCGCTGGTACATACGTTAGTGCAACTGGTATGACACGATCACAGGCAGAAGCCCTCGGTGATAGCGCCACAAACTCTTTCGGTGAGATGGCTTTCTCCATTGAGAAGTCAACCGTTACCGCTGTGTCCCGTGCCCTCAAGGCCGAGTACACAATGGAACTCGCACAAGACCTTAAGGCAATCCACGGTCTTGACGCCGAAACAGAACTTTCCAACATTCTCAGCACAGAAATTCTTGCTGAAATCAACCGTGAAGTCATCCGTTCACTATATGTGACCGCTGTCAAGGGTGCCGCAGTTAACACAACTACTGCTGGTATCTTCGACCTAGACACTGACTCAAACGGTCGTTGGTCAGTTGAGAAGTTCAAGGGTCTAATGTTCCAGATCGAACGTGATGCTAACGCAATTGGTCAGCAGACACGTCGCGGTAAGGGTAACATGATCATCTGTTCAGCAGACGTTGCTTCTGCCCTACAGATGGCCGGTGTTTCGATTACACCCCTGCCCTCAACAACTCACTAAACGTTGATGACACAGCCAACACATTCGCTGGTACAATGAACGGACGTTACAAGGTCTATGTTGATCCATATTCCGCTAACGTTGCTGCTTCTCAGTACTACGTTGTTGGTTATAAGGGTACATCACCTTACGACGCTGGGTTCTTCTATTGCCCATACGTTCCACTACAGATGGTCCGTGCCGTTGGTGAAAACTCCTTCCAGCCAAAGATTGGGTTCAAGACACGCTACGGCATGGCTGCTAACCCATTCGCTGCTGCTGGTGCAGTTGCTGCTGGTGATACCGTCAACTCTGACGCTTCACTCGACGCAAACACCAACGCTTGGTATCGTCGCGTTAAAGTCACAAACCTTATGTAATAATAAGAAAAAGAAAGTTTGTGATCAAACTTGGGAGACACTCGAAAGGGTGTCTCCCTTTTTCTTATAAATACTTACATGGCAACACAAAGAACAATAGAACGACAACCTGATAAGTTAGACTACCTAAGTCCAACTCAGTTTAAGTTTAACATTCACCAACTTCCGAAGGTGGAGTTTTTTACTGTGACAGCATCAATTCCATCTATCAGTATGGGTAATGCAGTTATGCCCACAAGACTTACTGATATTCCTATGATGGGAGATAAGGTTACATATGACCCATTTACACTTTCTTTCATTGTAGATGAATATCTAGAGAACTATTTGTCACTTCATGAATGGATTACTTCTATTGGTTTTCCAAAGAACACAGACCAGTTCAAGAACTTTCGTTCAGAGACATCTGCAACTCCTACTGCCACTAGAGGATCAAGTAGAGACATTGGTGATGTGCAACCCGCCACTGGAGTTCGAGCAATGTTCTCAGATGCAACTCTGACTATTCTATCAAACAAGAATAATCCAGTTGCAAACGTTTTCTTTCGTGATCTGTATCCAACGTCATTAGATGCATTAGAATTCACTCAAGCAGAAACAGATGTTAATTATCTTGTTGCAAGTGCATCATTTGCATACACACTCTATGAAATCGAAAGTATATAAATAAAAACGAGCAGATGCGATAAACTTTAACATTTATTAAATCTGAGACTTAATAACTAGTGATAACTCGGCAAGCCTCACTAGGGTCAATATATACCAAGAGAGTTACATCAACTCTGCTCACTTTTTTTAATATGGAATAAACATGAACTTAGATGAATTGAAGCGTATATCAAAAGAAGACCTTCCAATTATAGATGATGAACATATTGATCAAGAATCCTATAAGAACCAGTTGATCAAACAGAAGTGGTTAGATTTTAAATCTGACTTCGAACTTCTTCTCATCAAAGCACGAACCGACCATCAGCAACTCTATCGTGAGAAGTGGGAGTATTATGGTGGTAAGGCAGATGCAAAGGTCTATGCTGCAAAACCCTTTGACATAAAGGTAATGAAAACTGACTTGCAAATGTATGTGCAGTCAGATGAGGATATTCTACGCCTACAGAACAAGATTGGATATTATGAAACCTGTGTAGATTACTGCAAGGGTATCATTAAGTCTATTGACAATCGTGGATGGGATATTCGCAATGCAACTGATTGGAAAAAGTTTGAGGCTGGGATGGTATAATGGACATTGAAAAATATATTATGGAATATTCGAATATGGTTTCCAAAGATTTGACCGATGAGATTATGGGCGCAAACCTAGATTACCAGAAATCGACATATGCAAATAAGACAGGTAAAGTGGACAATTCGGATGAACGAGTAAACATGGATGAGTTCTGGATTCGTAACACACACGAACTCTATGAACCTCTCAAGAAATGTTTTGTAAATGCCATCAATATGTACATGACAGACCATCCATATTTCTCTGTTCAACATCTTACAGACTTTCGTATCAATCGGTATTCAGAAGGTGGGTTCATGTCCAAACACTACGACAGCATCCACCACAGTCACGGACAACACTATGGATATCCACACGCAACAGTTCTGTTATATCTGAATGATGACTACGAAGGTGGTAAGTTCACAGTTGCAACAAAAACTATGAAACCCAAGGCTAGGTCTGCCGTAGTGTTCCCATCAAACTTTATGTATCCACACGAAGCAGAGGTTGTTACCAAAGGAACACGTTGGAGTATTGTATCGTGGTTGATGTAAAAACATACAAGTGTTTTCCTACATCTATTCATGAAGTCAAAATGAATATTAGTACTTTTGACCAGAAGAATATGTTGATTTATGTCAAGAATGGTGGAAAGGGGGATGACTTTCATACCATGTCTTATTTCCGTCCTCTGGCAGAAAAGATTATAGAGACATCAAAGACTATTCTGACAAACAGCGGATACGAGTTTGAGGACGTAGAGATTACTAATATGTGGGGAAACCTTCTTTCAGAGGGAAACTCGCACCCACCACACACTCACTCTAATAACGTTCTATCTGGCGTCTATTATCTACAGAGTGGTGCTCCTATTCAGTTCTTTGACCCCAGACCATCTGCAACAATCTTCAAACCCAGAAACACACCAGATTGGGACAACTCTAGTATGTTGCAGTTTAACTCTGTTGTAGACACTGCATTATTCTTTCCATCATGGCTCATGCATTGGGTTCCACCCACTCCAAATGAACGCATAAGTATTGCATGGAACATATTGGTTAGAGGACACTACGGTGAACCTCGAACACTACAAAATGCGTATATCTAAAAAAAATGAAGTATATCTAATACTGGAAGACATGTCTGAGTCCACAAGGCGTGAACTCACAGAATTCTTTACCTTTGAAGTGCCTGGTGCAAAGTTCATGCCCATGTATCGCAAACGTATTTGGGATGGTAAGATAAGATTGTTCTCACCCGCAAATGGTGAGATATACGTTGGACTACTTGACTACATCACGAAGTATTGTGATGATAACAATGTATCATACGAATTAGAAGAGGGAGTAAAAAATGAGCGGAATGTTGTGGATTCAGTTGCAAGAGGTTTTATCAAAAGTCTCAAACCAAGGTCGCAAGGAAAATCCATCAAGGTGCGAGATTATCAGATTCAGGCTTTCTCTCATGCCGTGGGAAATGATCGTGCCCTTATTCTTAGTCCTACTGCTTCTGGTAAATCACTTATAATCTACTCACTGGTTCGTTACTACCACATGGCAGGACTCAAGACACTCATTCTTGTTCCTACAACCTCACTGGTAGAACAGATGTATAGTGACTTCGAAGATTATGGATGGTCACCAGGCACATACTGTCAAAGAGTTTATCAGGGACATGATACAAAAGTTACAAAGGATGTTGTGATATCAACTTGGCAATCTCTATACAAGATGCCAAAGAAATACTTTGATGATTTCGGTTGTGTGATTGGTGACGAGGCGCACTTATTTAAGGCAAAGTCACTCACAGGGATTATGAGTAAACTACATAGTTGTAAGCATCGTTTTGGTTTTACAGGAACACTTGATGGGACAGAGACACATAGACTTGTGTTGGAGGGATTGTTTGGTCCTGTAGAACGAGTTACGACAACGAAGGAGTTGATGGATAATAAGTCACTGGCAGACTTAAAGATAAAATGTCTAGTTCTCAAACACCCAAACATCCGTGAGAGAATGACATATGCAGATGAACTGAAGTATCTTGGCACATCTGAAATACGCAATGAGTTTATCAGTAATCTTCTTTTTCACATTCCAGGCAACACACTTTGTCTATTTCAGTTGGTAGAAAATCAAGGACAACTGTTATACGACAAAGTAATTGATGCCAGAGATAATGGTTTCTTTGACGATAAAATGAGAAAGATATTCTTTATCTACGGTAGTACTAGTACCGAAGAAAGAGAACACATTCGGGCTGTCGTTGAAAATGAAAAGAACTCTATCACTATTGCGAGTTACGGGACTTTTAGTACTGGTGTCAATATTCGCAATATCAACAACATCGTGCTCGCTTCCCCTTCGAAAAGTAAAATTAGAGTCCTGCAATCAATCGGCCGAGGTTTGCGTAAGGGGGAAAATAAAGATTCCGTTTTGATTTTTGATATTGCTGATGATATGACATTTCGTAATCAACCCAACTTCACGTTAAACCATTTTACAGAACGACTAAATATTTACAACAGTGAACAGTTTGATTATGAAATCAGCAAGGTAAAACTCAAATGATAAACTCAGAATACAAGATCGTAAAGTTAGTCAGTGGTGAAAACATCATCTGTGAAGTAACTGATCATGGCGCACATTATGAGATTTGTAATCCTTTGCTTATGAATGTGATTCCTCGCATGAGAAGAGATGGACTGTCTGAATCACTTGCATTGACTCGATGGGTACAACCCTTCACAGAACAAAAATATTTTGAAATTGAAAAATCAAAAATTATCCTCACCGCAAATGCTTCTGCCGGATTATCCGTTTATTATGAAAAGTGTTTGCAGGCTCACGATGAATGGATACATGAAGAGCCCACCCATGAGGAACTAGAAGAAATCGAGCAAGAAGAATACAGCGAACTTCTAGAAGAACTAGATAATAGTGAATATAAAGTATATCACTGAAGACTCAACATAGTCTATTATACTGATTTTTTCGATAATGTCAAGTCACTTAGGGTACTTGACAAATAATAACTCATATGTTATTGTAGTGAAAGTTTTAGTTAAGGAGTAATTATGGCTAAACGTCAAAAGGGTGAACATTATGTAGATAATAAGGTGTTTCTCCAAGCAATGGTTGAGTGGAAAGAGAAGTGTGCTCTTGCAGAAGAGGCAGGAGAAGACAGACCACCTGTTACGAATTATATCGGTGAGTGTTTTCTAAAGATTGCAACGCACCTTTCCTATCGTCCTAATTTTATTAATTATACTTACAAAGATGAGATGATTTCAGATGGCATCGAAAACTGCCTACAGTATGCTTCAAACTTCAATCCAGAGAAGTCAAAGAATCCTTTCACATACTTCACCCAAATTATCTACTACGCATTTTTGCGTAGAATTCAAAAAGAGAAAAAGCAAACCCATGTCAAGAACAAGATTGTTGAAGAGACAGACCATCAGTCATGGACCACAATGACCTACGATGATAGGTCTTACAGTATTCCATATTCTTTTGCGATAGAAAATCTTCCTAATGAAGATGTCTACAAACCAAAGAATAAAAAGACAGAAGAAAAGAAGAAGTCAACAACAAAGAATGGTCTAGAGCGTTTTATGGATGAGGATGAAACAGATGCAGTTAGAGGATACGATTAATTGAAAATCGCACTTGTGACTGACACACATTTTGGTGCTCGTAACGATAACCAGAATGTGAATGAATACTTCTATAAGTTTTATGATAATATCTTTTTTCCAGAGTTGGAAAAGAGAGGTATCAAAACGTGTGTGCATCTTGGGGATGTAGTTGATAGACGTAAGTTTATCAGTTTCAAAATTGCCAATGATTTCCGTAATCGGTTCATCAATCGCTTTGCAGAGTTGGGTATCGACTTACACATTATCATTGGCAATCATGATACCTACTACAAGAACACAAACGAAGTAAACTCTATGGAAGAACTTGTCGGTAGAGACAGGTGCAACATCTACACAGGCCCAGAGGTTGTAGAGTTCGATGGTGTTCCTATTCAGTTCATTCCTTGGATCAATGCAAACAACTACGAAGAGTCTATGTCTGCACTGAGTAAGTCCCCTGCACAGATTGCAATGGGACATCTTGAGGTAAATGGATTTCAGATGCACAAAGGTCACTTTGCCGATGGTGCATACGATAAGGAACTGTTTCGTAGATTTGATATCGTGATGAGTGGACACTTTCATCACAAGTCAGACGATGGACAAATCTATTATCTCGGCACACCATACGAAATTTACTGGAGCGATTTTGAAGACCCTAGAGGTTTTCATATCTTCGATACAGAGACGAGAGAGTTAGAACGTATCGTAAATCCATACCATCTGTTTGAGAAGGTTTACTACGACGACACTACAACGGATTACACAGACTACGACATGTCCAAGTTCAAGGACATGTATGTAAAGGTAATTGTGGTAAACAAGAAAGACCTTTACCAGTTCGATAAGTTTGTAGACAAACTCCTACAGGCTGACGCACATGAGGTGAAGATTGTAGAGGACTTCTCTGAACTGGATGCAGAGAATGTATCAGATGACATTGTTGAGAACACAGAGGACACGATGACTCTGCTAGAGAAATATATAGATGAACTGGACGTTACACTGAGCAAGGACCGATTGAAAAATACGATGCGGTCACTTTATACAGAGGCCCAAGATTTAGAAATATGATTATTGAAAATATAGAATTAATAAATTGTGATAAGAATATTAAACTTTCAAAAATTATATCTTTTCTTGAAACAGATTTATCTTCACACTTTTATTTCAAGAAATCTCTTGAATTAAAATCAAAAGGTAGAGAATTAGTTTCTCCAAAATCAATAAATGAAGGTTATAAAAATATATTTAATAAAAATGGATATGTCTCACTAAAACCTTTTGGAGATGAATGTGAAGTAGATTTTTATAAAGATCGTGTTGGAATTGAAATTCAATTTGGAAAATATGCTTTTGTTATATATGATTTGTTTGCAAAATTTAAGGTATGTTATGAAAATGATATTATTGACTTAGGTGTTGAAGTCATCCCATCTAAGAATTTAGCAAAAAATATGTCATCTGGTGTGCCGTCTTTTCCATCCGTTATGAGAAGTATTAATAGAATGAACATTGATTTTCCTGTCTGTTTGTTTGGAATTAATTTAAAAAATGAGAAACCTCTAGAAAGGGGTGTTTTACCAATATGATTCATTTTAAATATGTACGTTGGCGAAACTTCCTATCCACAGGTAATAATTTTACAGAGATACAGTTAGACAGAAGTTCTACTACACTCATTATTGGAGAGAACGGTGCGGGTAAGTCTACTATTCTTGATGCTCTATGTTTTGGTTTGTTTGGTAAGCCTTTTCGCAATATCAATAAACCCCAACTACTTAACTCAATTAATAACGGTAATTGCGAAGTAGAGGTAGAGTTCAATATCGGTAAGAAAGAAATCAAGGTTATTCGTGGTATCAAACCAAATAAGTTTGAGATTTACATCAATGGTAAGATGTACAATCAGGATGCGAATTCCCGTGATTATCAGAAGTACCTAGAGCAGCAAATCCTAAAGTTGAACTACCAGAGTTTCACACAGGTTGTTATTCTCGGTTCTTCGACGTTCATTCCTTTCATGCAGCTGAAGGCAAAGCACCGCCGTGAGGTTGTTGAGGAAATCCTTGACATCCAAATCTTCTCACTGATGAACCTGTTGGTCAAACAGAGAATGAAGACCATCTCTGAAGACATACGAGAGATGGACTACAACATCGAACTAAACAGAGAGAAGATTTCTCTACAGGAGAAGTATATCTCTGAGGTGAAACAGAATAAGGACAAGTTGATTGAAGAGAAGACACTTCTGATTTCAAGTAATGAGGAAGAAGTATTCAGTCGTAACTCTGAGAATGAGAAACTAAATCAACAGAAGGACAACTGGCTCACAGAGATTGCAGACAAGGATAAGATTGTCACAACGATGAGTAAGTTGAATAATCTGAAGTCCACTCTTCGTGAGAAACACAAGTCACACTCTAGTGTGGTATCGTTCTTTGAGAACAACGAAGACTGCCCCACCTGTCAGCAACACATTGATGAGGCGTTCAAGTCTGGTATGATTGAAGACAAGATGGTTGAGGTGAACAAGTTCTCTTCTGCATTGGAAGAACTTGAGGACAAGATTTCAGAGGCAAAGAATCGACAGAGTGTTATCAATGACATTGTAGAGAAGATACGAGAGAACGAAGTACAGGTTGCAAAGAATAATCAATCTATCGTGCAACTAGAGAAGTTCAATGCCACACTATCTACAGAGGTCGCACAACTTGCAGATGAAGAATTGAGTAAGTCTGACTATGATAAGTTGAAACGTCTAAACAAAAAGATGAAAGGACTTGACGAACAGAGAAGTAAGTTGCGTGAAGACCAGACGTATTCTGATGCAGTTCGTAACATGCTACAGGATAGTGGTATCAAGACAAAGATTATCAAACAGTATCTTCCTATCATGAACAAACTCATCAACACTTACCTAACTTCGATGGAGTTCTATGTGAACTTCACACTGGATGAGAACTTCAACGAAACTATCAAGTCACGGTATCGGGATGAGTTTACCTATGCATCATTCTCCGAAGGTGAGAAGATGCGTATCGACCTTGCACTACTCTTTACTTGGAGAGCCGTTGCAAAGATGAAGAACAGTACAAATACGAACCTGTTGATACTTGATGAAATCTTCGATAGTTCTTTGGACGGCACGGGAACAGATGAGTTCCTAAAGATTCTAAACACACTTGGTGATGAGAACGTGTTTGTGATCAGTCACAAACAGGATGCACTTGCAGACAAGTTCCGAAGCACTATTAGATTTGAGAAGATCAAAAACTTCAGTCATATATCAAATGGGTAAACGTTCAGACTTTGAAAGAAAACCTAGAGACTTCTACCCCACACCATTTGCGGCAGTAGAACCTCTAATCGACCATTTACCAAAGGGGTTCACGTTTGCAGAACCTTGTGCTGGTGATGGACAATTGTGCAGACACCTAGAACACTTTGGTGGCACTTGCATGTGGGCGAGTGATATCGAACCACAGTTACATGGTATCGCAAGAAACAATTATACTGATATTGGTGAGAAAGAAGTATACGAGTCGGACTTCATTATTACAAATCCACCTTGGGATAGAAAACTACTGCACCCAATGATTGAACACTTTGTGTCACTGAGGACCACATGGTTATTGTTTGACGCAGATTGGATGCACACCAAACAATCGTCTGAATATATAAAGTACTGTTCGAATATTGTGAGTGTTGGACGAATCAAATGGTTTGGTAATATGACAGGCAAAGACAATTGTGCTTGGTATAGATTTGAAACAAATACGAATTACGCCACTATTTTTCATGGGAGAACATGATGGAACTACTACCAAATAATGACCTTTCACTGCGTCAGAGACTTAACGTTTGCAGTGAAGACTTGGATAGACAGAAACTAAAGGATGATTTGATTGCCTGCATGGAGAGAAACAACGGAGTTGGACTCTCTGCGAATCAGGTGGGTATTTCTGAACGTGCCTTCGTGATGTATTCCGATGTGAAGGAGAAAGAGATTATCGCCTGCTTCAATCCATTCATCACAGAGTATTCCAAGGAAACAATCAAGATGGATGAGGGTTGTCTGACTTGGCCTGGTGTCTGGTTACTCGTAGAACGACCAGAGGGTATCGTGTGTAGTTTTGAGGATGAGACAGGAGAACATGTTCAGTGTACGATGCATGGACTTGAGGCTCGTATCTTCCAACATGAATACGACCACATGGAAGGCACCAATTTCACTCGCCGTGTCAGTAGATTGAAACTCGATATGGCACAGAAGAGGGCAACGAAGGTTAGGAAACGTGCGTCACGGATTGCGCGATAGTATGTTGCAAAAATGTCACACATTTCATAAATAATACAAAAAACGCCTGAAAGGGCGTTTTTTCGTTTGACAGATTTAGTTCTATAGTGTACTA